GGTATCGTCACGCCGACTGGCATTGCGTCTGCTGCTGCGTTTGGTACTCTCGTTATCAGCGGTGCCCTAGCCACTTCCCCCACGGGCATTGCCAGCGCTGAGGCGTTTGGTACTCCGGTAGTCAGTGGCGCTCTCACCGTTTCTCCGGGTGGGATTACTGGTGCCGAAGCATTTGGTACTCCTACCGTAACCGGGGCGCTCACTGTATCCCCAAGTGGTATTGCGTCCGGTGGGGCAATGGGCACGCCAACGGTGACCTTCCTGCTTATCGTCACACCAAATGGCACAAGTTCAGTAGAAGCGTTCGGCGTACCAACCGTAGCGACAACACTCACGAGCTCCCCTGATGGAATTGCTTCAGCAGGGCTGCTAGGTGTTCCAACTATCACTATGGGACCGTTGCAGGGTGCGATTAAGACTGGTGCGTCGCTCTACATTGCCGATACAACTGCTACGCTATACTTGAATAAGGATGTCGCTGACTTGCACATCGATAACTACACGAGCACGATTGAGGCACTGTCATGAAGGATGTAACACTACAGCGTGAAGCCAATCGTTTCGTTGCCATCCGCGCCTTCAAGAATGGTGTAGCTGCCGTCGCCCAGCAGTATGCTGTTGTCGCTTCGACCATTCGTCCTGACGCTATTCCAGACTCCGCATGGACCGCTGTGGTTACTCAAGGACCAGACGTGGGATTCCGCCAGCTTCCTACCCTCGTGCCGGGTGTTTATTCTATCTACGCCAAGTGGGTTGACGGTTCTGATACGCCCGTCGAGAAGGCCGGTAACCTCACCGTTATCTAGGGTATAGACTTGTCAGTATGACAGGGACAGAGCTAGAACCGATTGAGAAGCCGAGCATCAGTATTCAGATGCTGCTCGACTGGGCAGACTATAGCCCGAATGAGATTTCCAAGAAAACCGGCTTCGCTCCTATCGAGGTTGCTCGTCGCCTCATTGACTTCCTAGACGATAGTGATGGCTGGCTGACTCTACGCCAAAAGGAACTTGTCCTTATCCACCAGATGCAGGAAGTTCTCCGCGACGCGCGCAAGCGTCTCCCTCATGCGAGTGACGAAGATTACGCTCCTATTCTGAACGCCGTCGTGCGTGGCATGAAGACTATTGGTGAGCGCTTCGATGCGATGCGTAAAGCTATCGAGATTGACATCAACGAGATTACCCGAGCGCAGTCTCGCATCTATGGGCAGTCTTTCGATCATGCGTGGGATGTCGGTATTGAACTCCTGATGGAGAATCACCCCGATATTACGGACGATGAGATTCGTGCCGCTAAGAAAGCCGGAATGCTCGCTGCCAAGAAGAGGCTAGAAGAGTCGGTGTCCAGTGACGGATAAGGACATTAGCAACCTACCGGGAGTTATCGACGGCTATCTGGAGCAGCTTGAGCTAGAGGAACTCAACGCTCGCTACTTCAACGACCCGGTTCTCTGGGCGAAAGATCGCCTTGGCATTACCTTCTACTGGAAGCAGGAAGAGATTTCCTATGCGGTGGTTGGCAATGCGAACGTTGCGGTCAAGGCTGGGCACGGTGTTGGCAAGTCGTTCTGGGCGTCCATCATGGTGTGCTGGTGGATTGATACTCGCCCCATTAACAAGGTGTTCGCAGCGACTACGGCCCCCAGTGCCGATCAGGTTTCTGGTATTCTCTGGCGAGAAATTCGTAGGGTTCATCAGCTTTCGCACGCACTCTACAAGGAGTACCTCAAGAAGACCAAGCTCGGTTTGGACACAAAGGGATTACCCGACCGACCACTCCCCGGATACATTACTCAGCAGAACCAGTGGAAAGATGACGTTGGCAACCTCGTTGCTCAGGGTCGTAAGCCACCGGACAACAAGGCAGACGATGCCTTTCAGGGTTTCCACGATGGCTATGTTCTCGCCATTGGTGATGAGGCGTGTGGGTTGAGCGAGTCCATGATCGAAGGTCTTGACAACATCACGACGAACAACAATTCTCGCCGTGTACTGATTGGTAACCCCACGAATCCATTGTCCCACTTCGGAAAGATTTTCCGGGAAGACACTGGCGCATGGAGTCTGCACACGATCAGTGTTATGGACTCGCCTAACTTCCACGGTGATCGTCGCTGCACATGCCACTTCTACGAGCCTCTTGGCCTCGGCATGCCACAAGACGCTCTTGATAAACTAACGGACGAAGAGTACGTTGAAAACAAGAAGAAAGAATACGGCGAAGATTCGGCACGGTTTGTGTCTCGCGTGCTGGGTGAGTTCGCATACGATGCGGGCAATACACTGTTCAGCGAATATGACTTGGCTCAGGCACGCAATGCCTTGGTATTCCCAGATTTGGAGAACCCGTATCTCGTGCTCGGCGTCGATATTGCGCGGCTCGGTAACGACTCGACCTTTGTCTACAGTTACGAACGTGGAACCGTACAAGCAACCGACCCTGTGACCAATGAGCCACTTGGCACTGATCTATTAAGTGAGGAAACTCTTGAACCTCTACGCGGTGGTCGTCTGCGATATGTTGACTCTTGGAAGGGTGCCCCATTCGTGTCGCGCTCGGAGTTCAAGGATGGGCTCGAACGAACTATCCAAGGAACGACAGAACGTATCCACGAATATGCCCTCGCTCTCGGTGCTAAAGAGGTTCGGATCGACGCCTCTGGTATGGGTTCCGGTGTCATTGACCCGCTGTATGTTCTGTGCCGAGGACGATACCTGATCGTAGAAATCTACGGATCGGCTTCTTCTCCTGACCGTCGTGCGTACCACAACAAGCGCGCGTATCATTACAGTGAACTGCGTCGCCGTTGCTTCCAAGGACTCATTGATATCGATGGAACCGATGAGGAACTGATCGATGAGCTCGGTGGAATTCAGTACGAATTCAGTATCACGAGTGGTGGAATGCTGATTGAGTCTAAGGACTCCATGAAGAAGCGTGGCGTCAAGTCTCCGGACGCTGCCGACGCTGCGTGGTATGCCTCGTGTGAGTTGGACGACCTTATTAACTCACCATTTGCTGGCATGGACCCCGGTACTATTGTCACGCAGCCCTATGATCAGATACTCACGAGCGGTTGGTACACCCACGATTACAGTTGGTAGGATAAACTGGTCAAATGGGTGAATACTACTACAAAAACGTCTCAGAAGAGGCCGAAAACCGTCTAGCTATCGTTGAAAACGAGCTAGATATGGTTAAAGAACAGTATGGGGATGCTGTTCGTGCCATGCTCGCGATGGATAATGTTGGCTGGAACCTGTACTCGGGGCTTGAAGTCACTGAAGGTTTCGACATTGAGCAGCTTAAGGAAGTTGCCCGTCAGCTTAGGGAATGGACTGACACCAATCCGCTCTTGTTCCGTGGTTGGGATATCCGCTGTGATTATATGTTTGGCGGTGGCTACGAGATTGAAACGACCGGAGCTACGACAAAGATCAGTCAGCGTATCCAGACGATCATCGACAAGGATATTAACCAGAATACTGTTTTTAGTGAGGAAGCCCTCAAGAATATGGAGCGGAACCGATACACCGATGCTGGTGTGTTCCTGCTCTACGACAAGAAAACAAATGTCTTCCAACAGATTCCCCTCTGGCAGATCACTCGCGTAATCACCGATCCCGATAACCCGGCGATCAAGTGGTTCTATCAGCGCACATGGACCACGCAGGTTCTCAACCCCCGCACGGGGATGCTCGACTCTGAGAACGAGCGCGTCTGGTACCGCACTGACACGGCTGATGCTACATATGCTCCGAAGGTCACGAAGATTATTGACGATCCAGTGGAGAAGGATATTGTTATCGTTGACGACTTGGTTAACGTACACGCTGGACACATTTGGGGCATCCCAGACTCATTCACTGCCGCACCGTGGGCATTGGCGTACAGCGCATACCTCAAGGATGGCTCGAAGGTTCTTGCTGCTCTTGCCGAGTTCGCGTGGAAGCTAACCCCGAAGACTAAGACTGGTGCGGATGCTGCTGGTGAGCGTATCAAGTCCACCGCTGGTGTTGCTGGTACTGCTGTAACTGATATGGAAATGCAGTCCCTTCCGCGTGCCAATGCTGTTGACTTGAATACGGGACGCCCTCTTGCTGCTCAGGTTGCGAGCTCGTTGGGCCTTTCTGTTATCATCCTGCTCTCTGACCCCGGAACTGGTGGAGCATACGCTACGGCGAACACTTTGACCGACCCCTCCACGCGTACGTTGCTTGCACGCCAGCGCCAGAACGGGCGCTTCCTAGAGCGCTGCTTGCGCCTCATCGGCATCAAGGACCCCAAGATCGTTTGGGAGAAGATGAACCCCGATGCGGACTACCGCGAAATGCAGACCATGACCGAGGCTATTGCTACTGGTGCCTTCTGGCCTGACGAGTACCGCGAGGCTCTTGCTGATCTTGCGCATCTTACTCTTCAGCACGACAGCGTACCCGAGGGCTATTTGCTGCCTAATAATGCGGCTTCGTGGCAGCTTAAGGCCATTGATCCTGCTGTCGATCCGAACGCGCCAGCACCTTCTCCCGGTGGAGCTAGCCCTGCTCGGCAGGGTGTCGGTACTAAGCAGACTCCCGCTACCAAGAAGCCTAGCTATGGCGTCAATGATCTTCGCGGAACGGGCGGCGCAGCCCCGTAACGAGTAGTATAGTATGCTTGGAATATCATGACGCAGAAGCTTCTTAATGAGTCACATGCCGGTGGACTCAAGCCCAACGGGGACGGCACCTACAATGTAGTGCTTATCTCACCCGGTAATGGTACCAGCGGCTTCTATTCTGAGAGCATGCTGCGCGAGTCTGGTCCTCAGGCGTTCCCAGCGGGGACTCACTCCTACGTTGACCACCCTACCGAGGCGGCTCCCGGTCGTTCTGTAGAGAAGCTCCTTGGTATCTATACCGAAGCGGCTCATTACGAAGAGGGTACTGGTCTGGTTTCACGGTTCAAGCCGATGAAGCATTATAAGGACTTCGTAGAAGAGGTTGCTCCCTATACCGGGTTGAGCATTTACGCTGAGGGCGAGGGTCTTGAAGAAGAGGTAGACGGCCAAAAGGTTTTCATGGTCGAGCGCCTTCTCCCCAATATCCAGAATACTGTAGACTTGGTCTCGTACGCCGGTCGCGGTGGACACTTCGCAGAGTCACTCCTAGAGTCGGCACTCGATATCTCTGACGAATCACGTCAGTCAATAAAAGAAGGAAACGAAAACATGGCACTTGAGGACGAGGTCAAAAGCCTTATCTCGGTTGTCCAGAGCGCAATTTCCGAGCTAACTACTGCACGTGAGTCCTTGGTGACACACGAGGCCGAAGTTGACGCCTCCAAGGTGGACGCTTCCTCAGCCGTTGAGTCCGCAGTTGCGGCTACTCGCGCAGTGAATGACGCAGAGCTCCCTGAGAAGATCAAGGAATCTCTCCACTCGGCAATCGCTGCTGGCGACTACAACGTTCAGCCTGCTATCGAATCTGCTCTTGCTATTCGCGAGGAAGTGCTCGCTGAGGCTCAGGCCGCAGCGTCACGCATCGACCCGCTAAGTGAGAACTACAGGCTCGGAGCTCCGGCTGCTAATAACGAACCAACAACTGTGAAGGGATGGTAACCCATGTCAAAGTGGCGTATCCCATTTAAGAACACAGTCATTAGCTCGGACGCTATCCCTGCTGCCGGTACTGCTGGTGGTAAGGCGAACGACCCGGTACATGACCGTGGAGTCAATGCTGTAAATCTCTGGGGAACCGGTGCTGCCGTTTCTGGTACGGCGTGGCAGATCGCTGCTGGCCTTGCTACTAACCAGTACTCGGGTGGCGTTGGCGTTCCTGTTGGTCGTGCAATGCTCGCTCTCGACGGTGTTATTGTTGCGGCGGTCAACGTCGTGACAACCGCTCTCAAGGAGAACGACCCGATCTACATCACATCCGGTAACCTGCTAACCAACGTTTCTGCTGGTAACACGCTCTACGGCTACGCCGATGAGCCCGGTCCCGTCAATGCTGCTACCGTCATGGGTGTCCGCATTTCCAACGCGATTGCGAGCTAAGACAATGCCCCGTAATATTTATGAGAACGCGCATCCCGCTGCTCTTAAGGAAATTGCCTCCCTCGTTGAGGCGACCATTGCTGGTGAGCGCATCAAGAAGGAAATCCTCCTTGAGCGTCTTGGTACCACAGATGGCGTCTTCGCGTTTGCTAACCTGACTAACGTCTACCTTCAGAAGAACTATGCTGACAGCTTCGCTACCGCGATCTGGCCGCAGATTTCTGAGCGTAGCATCGTTCAGGACTTCCGTACAATCTCTTGGCTGAGCTTCTACGTCGATACAGTTTCTACCGAGAAGGCTGCTAACAAGGGCACCGTGCGTGGTAACGCCGGTATCTATGGCGGTACTCTTCCGGAAGTAGCTGAAGGCGAGAAGTACCAGAGCTTCAACCTAACACAGAACCTGATCAGTGGATTCAGTGTTAAGAAGTACGGTGCTCAGATCGGCTTCACATGGGAAGCATTCGTAAACGATCCATACAACACGGTTCGTCGTATCCCATCGCTTATGGCGAAGTCGGCCCAGAACACGCTCGATGATAACGCTACTCGCGCTCTCGTTGTAGCTGCTCAGGCCAACACTCACCTTGCGGCTGCCGCTACAGCTAACGGCCTTCCTTCGATCAGTGCAGAGTCGGCTTTGTCTTACGCCGCCCTGATCACGGCTCAGCTTCAGCTTTCTCTGACCAAGGACACCTACGGTAACTACGTTACCTTCGATCAGCTTGCTCTCTCTATTGATCCTTCGATGGTGCCTACGGCGCAGTGGATTCTCAAGCAGTCCAGCCTCGTGTCTCGTGTTTCTACAGGCTCCGGTCTGAACAACTACACGGAGACTCAGAGCAACTACAACCTTGGTAACATCACCATCGTTCCAAACCGCTTCATGGCTTACTACACGGGTAACACTACCGCGTGGATTCTTTCGCCACTGCACGGTACGGGTGGAGTTGCTGAAACCGCTGTTGTTACGGCCTTCCTTGCTGGTGAAGAGGCTCCTGAGGTTCGCGTCAGCGGCCTTGCGGGCTACACTCCTAACGGTTCGGCCCTGCCGTTCACGTCGGGCTCCTTCGACACGGATGTCTTCGACATGCGCGTTCGTCAGGTTGGTGGTGCTGGTGTAGTTAACAAGTACCCAATCTTCTACTCGGCTGGAACCGGCGCAATCAACGCCTCTTAAGTTCTATCCCCTGAGAAAACCCCTGAGCCTATTGGGCTCAGGGGTTTTCTCTTTTGCTGGTAGTATTGGACTAGCAGACGGGCTTCCTCCCTTATCCCGTAGGCCAGAAGCGGGTGGTGGCGTCGAGGCGCTGACTCCGCCATCATCCGCTACAAAAGGAGTTCATAGTGAGTCTTGATGCGAGTATCATCCGTAGGGTGCGTAATCTCATTCCCGACAAGGATGCTATCTATGGTGCGGCTAGTGATGAGTACCTCTTTACCGATCAGGATGTAGAAGACCTCTACCTTGATGGTCATTCCAGCACGCTCTATGCTGCCGGTCTTGCCAAGATTATTATCGGCACGAGCGAAGCGCTAATTCTCAAGGTTGTCACCAACTACGAGACAAAGACTGACGGTGCATCCCTTGCTAAACAGTTCCTTGCTATGGGCAGGGAAATGCTGGACCGTGCCACAGCAGAGCTCGGACTCGACGCGCTCGACTACTTCGACATCATCGACGCTATGGCAGAAGACAACAGCATCATGGAAGGCGAGACGGGCGGGTTCCCGATCTGGCGTCATGGATTCCCACGTAGGCAGATCGGATACTACCCTTGGGGTGGCGGTGGAACATGGGGCTAAATGCGCGTAGTAGCGTACATCCTCGGTGGACTGAGCATGCGGGTTCTGCGCTAACGGGATTCCAAACATGCACCATTAGTATCATTGATCCTAACGCAGAGACAATTGGACTGGGTACTGACTTCAACCCGTTTACTAACGTGTTCACGAACAAGGGCGTTGTGGTGTGGTCCGGCAAGGGACAGGTTCAGGTCTTCCGTCAGGCTATCAATACGTTCATGCCCGTGGGTTCTGTCACGCAGATGCGTAGGATTAGGTTTACTTCTAGCGACGCTGATCCCACTATCTCTGTACGTGAAGGGTTTCAGGTCCGCATTACCGCGTGCAAGAACGTGCCCGAGCTCTTGAAGTACCAGTTTACAATTACTAGTGCCATCACTGCCGACCTAGCATTCACTCGTGAGTTCGAGGCAGAGGCTGATACTGGAACGATCATCTAATGGGTGCTCGTTTCTCGCGCGCTGCGATTATCCAAGACTGGGAGGGTCGTCTCCACGCCGTTCCTGCCGTTATCCGTAAGGTTGATATCTACCTAGAGCAGATCAGCGCGACGGGTGAAGAGGAAATGAAGCAGTATATCGCCAGTCGTGGTACTTCCTACTCTCGCTCTCAGGGACGAGCAGGACGTATTGAGACAAGCGCTATGTACGATGCCGTCTCTCACCGCCCAAACCCCAACACTAGTACGTTTGTTTTCTCATGGGAATTCGGTTGGGTTAATGGATTCCTGAGTTACTTCGGTTTTCAGGAGCGTGGATTCAGGCACGTAGGCGGTAACTCTGTTGAGCCTATGTACGCCTTGCGAGACGCTGCAACGACCGCACGCGACAAGATGCTTACACTGGGGCCAAAGATTCTTCACGAAATGGCTATGCTCATTACTGGGAGGGCATAACGATGGTAGACGGACTACAGATCGTTCCCTATGAGGATGCTATTACTGCACAGATCAAGCTCATCATGCCCAATACTCTTGTTGAAGAGGACGGTATTCTTGACGACCAGAACCTGATTCGTACTCCGAACACGGTTGCTGGAATCGGTGGAGTTCTGGTGCCCTACATCGTGCCGCGCTATGGTTCAATCCGTCGTCGTCCACTGGGATACGCGATTGCTGGCACGCGGTATGATGAGTACTACTCCACAGTAGACATTAGTTGCGTTGCTCCCAAGGGTCGCATGGCGAGGCAGATGCTGGATGTTGCCGTCGATGCGCTACTAGGGTTCAAGCCTGACGGAGTACAAGAAATGACCGTCGAGGGCTTGCCTGACAATTTCACCATCATGAACGATCAGGGTCGTCCTGCTGCGTTCGTCTCATCTGTGCGTCTACGCTTCGGCGTTAATGGCGCTAATGTCGGTGCGCATATGGTGCCGCCAGCCCCCTAAAGTATAAAGCTGATAAGATAAGGATTGTCAACTTTGGATTGGAAAATCATCTAAATGCCATACGCACTTAACACCCTAACTGGAATTGTAGATTTCCAGCCCGAACACGTGATCAATCACGTTGTATTGGGCAAATATCTCAAGGAAGTACCCGAGGGTACCAAGTCCCTACAGCCCGGTATGTTCAAGCCGGGAACCGTTGACGAGTTCGAAGAGGTACACGCTAAGGCTGAGCCTGAAGACGTTACTCCTGCTGGCGATAAGAAGACTGAGGTTAAGTAATGGCTAATGACCGCATGTATCGTCCGGATGTATTTCTGGGCCTTGCATATCTAGAGGCGTTTGCTAACTATGCAACGCCGACCGCCGCCGAACTCAATAACGCAACGTATGTCAAGGACCTCACGTGTGCGCTGTGGGAGGATGGCACGGAGTTCACACTCGGAGACTCCGACACTGACACTGGACTAACCTTCTGCTCCAACGCTGGTGACACTTCGCTTACGACTAAGAACGCAACCGTTACCTTCAAGGCTTTGAGGGACAAGGACCGCGTTGCTGCTGGTGTCTTCAACCTTGCGTTCGACCATCTTGCATTCCCCGACATCGACTTCTACGCCGTTGAGCGTCTCGGTAAGCCGAACACTACGGCGTTTGCTATCGGTGACAGGGTTCGTCTCGTGCAGGTCAAGACAGACAACCCGCAGGACATTCTTGCTGCTGACTCTAGCGTATTCTTGCAGCAGGCGTTTTCCTTGAACAACGCGATAAATTGGAATTACGTCGTCGCTTCTTAGGGTACCCTAACCTCTTTCCAAATAAGCAATCAGGCCCTTGAGTCTGTTGGGATCATCCCCAGCAAGCCCAAGGGCTTTGTTGCATAGGTGGCACAGCCATCCTCTGTTGCACTTTCCACACGTCGGAGGTTCGGCGCAACAGCGATGATCGTGATCCCAGTGTAACTTCTGACCAGAGTCACATGCTTCATTTTCGCATCGACGGTTCTCCCAGATGGCAATAGTTTCTTCTGTTGTAAGCCCATACCTCCACGAAAATTGATAATGGACCTTGCACATATGGGATTTATTAGTTCTCAGCATTTGTCGATCACAGTTAGACACTGGACAAGTAATCCACTCCTTGGGGAAGTAAAGTGGATTCATCACCATTCTTTGCCTATTGTAATGAAAATGGCAGAGTCCCAGAGAATGCCTAATTCTAGTGCATCCTTCAGTTATACATAGATAAGGCTTACCTGTTTTGTCTTTATTTCTATATTGCGAACCTCTCCGAGTGGGATCGGGATTAGACGGTCCCCTCCTGCGGCTTTCATTATAGTGCTGGTGGCATAGTCGGTTTCCCGCATATCCGGGAGCTCCACATAGTCGACAAGTCTTCGGTTCTTCAGGCATCAAATATTCCATATCCCCAGTGTAGCAGACTGATAGACTAAGGTCAAATAAGACTTTTGAAAGGTTGTGGTTCAAATTACGGACCTGAAATTGAACTCAAACGGAAACGTATCCCTATGGTGGGTTCCCACTTCCGGACTCGTGAACTGGCAGTCTCCTACCGCTCCCGAGATTAACGCGGGTGTGTGGCTCGGTGACGCTACGTCATGGAACGACTACGGTGTCGGCGTACAGGCTTCGGATGTAAAGTCCGATCCAGCCGTCTCTGCTAAGAACAAGGTTAATGTTCGTGGTGCCTCTAAGTATGGTGGAGGTATTAGCTTCTACTACCCAGCCGTCTTCGGAGACTCTTCGAATAACTACTCTACTGTTTACGACCTCTTCAGTGTTCCGGGTACTACCGGTTACCTGATCGTTCGTGTAGACGGCGAAGTTCTTACTTCGGGTGCTGCTACCGCTTCACAGCCTGCAATCGCTGCGACCGCTAACGACCTCGTTCACGTCATGAAGGTTACTTCTGATTCGTGGACTGATGCGATTTCCGGTGAGGATGCCTTCCGTTACACGATCAACTTCGTGTCTCAGGGTCAGCTTAACGTCTACACGGTGGTTCGTGCTTCTGCTGCCGCTCCTACTGTTGCAATCCTTCCCCTTACCGCAACCTTCGTCGGTGCGTCTGGTGGAAAGGGTTCTGCTGCTGGTACAGTCAACACTCGTAAGTACACACGTGGACTCAAGTGGACCTCTAGCGTTCCATCTAAGATCACCGTCTCCAATAACGGAGTCTGGACAGGTGTCGTTGGTGCTGCCGCTGGTAATGTAAACATCACAGCAGTCCACCCAGAGACGAACACCACTTCGACCGCTCCGCTGGTTATCACAATCACATAATACTTGCGGCAGATGCATGGCCCTCGGTCCTTCGGGATCGGGGGCCTTTGTCTTGTACTGGTAGTATTAAGTCAGAGGAAGAACCTACGGAGGAAACAATGTCTAACGCCACGCCCGAGGAACTTGCGGCTGCTGCTCGCGAGCCCGGTACATTCAGCTTTATTGAGCGCCTACGTGGGCGTAACTACGCCAAGGAAACAGAAACCGTTTATCTCAACGAGGAATTGGGATATAAGCTTCAGGAAATCGAAGCCAAGATTGATAACGGTCCCAGCGTAGACGATCTTGCCGAGCTCGAAAAGCAACTTGCCGCTGTGCGTGCCGAGCTTGCATCGGATAAGTACGTCTTCCACCTTGAGGGTATTTCCAACGAGGCTTACGATGAACTCGTTGCTGAGGCTGTAGAGAAGTTCCCTTACGAGTACGAGGATTCTGTCGATATCTACACAGGCAAGAAGACTAAGGAAATTGTCGATAGTCCTGACCGTAACGAGTACTTTACGAACCTGCTGTGGTCAAAGGTTATTCGCAAGGTTGAGGCTAGTGGAGACTCTGATCAGAATATCAACAGTGAATTCATTGAGACATTCCGTCGCCTTGGTCCTATCAATGCCCTTCAGCACATCGGTCTTGCTATTGAAAAGGTCCGCATGGGTAGCGAATGGATCGAGTACGCTGAGGACGAGGATTTTTTAGTCAAGCCCTAACGTGGGAAGACCAGTCGTTCATTGAGATTTTTATCAAGGCGGCTATCAAGTCTGGACTGCCACCAACAGCGGTGATCCTGAGCGATCCTTCCCACAAGGAATGGACCGTTTGGGATTACCGTCTGATCAAGGCATACCACCTTAAGCAGGGCTTCATGAGCGGTAACTTCCCCGTCTGGTTGGATAGGGACGAGAACGTATGGTTCGAGGCAAAGAACTTTGTGTCGCGCTCCGAGGCTGTCATTGAAGCTGCTCAGGAAAAAGAGTCTACCAGCAAGAATGGTGGCACTAAGGGTAAGCGGTTTTATGCTGTCATTAAGGGCACGCGTAACGGTGGTCCGCTACCGACGCTACGAGACTTCCTTGAGAAGCAGGCGGTAGCAAGGGGTCAGAAGAGTGATGCTCCTGTCGAGAAAGAACAGATCGACCTGCCCATCCAAGGTGTTGACTGATAGACTTGGGCCAGTAACCACTAGGAGAAACTCTTGTCTGTAGACGATGCAACGCTGATTATCAGCGTTAAGGACGATAGCACCCCGGTCCTTAATCGCATCGTAACTGCTCTGGAGCGGTACAACACTGCCACTAGCCAAACCAACAGGGAAACCGTTGCCCTTGAGCGCTCGCTCGGGTCTATGGCTGCCAAGGCTGCTGCTGGTGGTGCTGGCGTAGATCGCGCTACTGCCGCACTAACGCGTGCCGCTATTGCTGCTAAGGCTTATCAGGCTACCATTGCCAATATCGGTACAGTCCGCCTCAACTCTGCTGGACAGACGATCAGTAGTAGGACGGGTCAGTTCCTTGGTACTGCCGAGGTCACCGCATACCAGAAGGCCGTTGCTGGACTCAACGCGATTGAGACGAACCGTGTTCGCCAGCTAACAATCGGTAATGCCGAGCAGGCAGCCATGAATGGCTCTATGCGTGGTGCGGTTCCAATCGGGTACCAGTACAGCACCATGCTCAACGCTCAGGCTGCGAGCATTGCTAGGGTCAACGCGCAAATGACTACCCAGCGCGCAGTTCAGGCTGGACTCAGTGTTCGTGGCAGCAATATCGGTCCTGCTATTCAGACTGGTAGCTTCCTTAATGCTAACAAGGAAATTCAGACCGTTACTTCCGGTGCTGCTAGGGCGCAAAGTGCGCTAAGCGGTCTTTCGGGTATCTCCAACTCCACGCGTTACGCCCTCTATTCTGTTTCGCGTGCCCTTGGATCATTGGGGCTTGGTCTTCTTGCTATTCCCGTAGCGTCTGCTATTCTTGCCGCAAACTACGAGAAGGATTTTGCTAACGTACAGCGTACTAGCAAGACCACGGGCATTCAGGCTCAGGCACTTAAGGCTAGCCTTATCGATCTGTCTACCACTATCCCCGTTTCCTTTAAGGGTATTACTGAGATTGCGACCCTTGGTGGTCAGCTTGGTATTGGCGCTAGTGGTCTTGTAAGCTTCACTCGCACCGTCGCCATGCTGACAGCTACAACGAACCTTTCCTCTGAGGCTGCTGGAACGTTCATCGGTAAGTTCAGCAAGATCGGTGGCGTAAAACCAGAAGAGTTCAACAGGCTAGCTTCCGCCGTCCTTAACGTTGGTGTTAACACTGCTGCGACTGAGACACAGATCACCAAGCTTTCTACTCAGCTTGTCGGTGTCGCTAAGGCTGCTGGATTCACGGTCCCACAGCTTATCGGTATTTCTGGTGCGATGGCTTCGGTTACCAGCACCGGCCCCGAACTTGCGCGTGGTGCCATTTACCAGTTCATTGCGAAGATTCAGTCCGCCGCTCAGAGTGGTGGACCCGTACTTGAGGCATTTGCCAAGACCGCTGGTGTAAGTCTAGCCACCGTGCAGGACGCTTTCGGCACGGAGAAGTTCGCTCCGCTATTCACGAAGTTCTTTACGGGACTTGATGGTATCGCCCATTCCGGTGGAGACGCTATCGGCGTTCTGAACCAATTGGGTATCACATCCATTCGCTATATCCCATTGCTTCTTTCTCTTGCGCGTGGTCACGGCGTACTCAAGGATGCTATCGACCTAGCGAATAAGGGCTGGTCTGATGGTACTCTTCTTCAGGTACAGTTTGGAATCCTGAACGACACCCTAATCAACAAGCTCATCGAGCTCGGTAACACCTTCGGCAAGTTTCTCAATCAGATCGGTGGTGCAGCGACCGGTCCATTCAAGGATGTTACCAATGCACTAACGGATATGGTCAAGGGTATCTCTGATTTCGCTAGCACCGATGGTGGACAGAGTGCGCTTGTATTTGCTGCCGGATTGCTCGTTTTGTTCGGCGTGCTGGCTCTTGTGGGGTCCGGTCTTACAAGGATGGTCGCCGGTCTTCAGGCTGGTCGAGTTGCCTACGAGGGTATTACCGGAGCTATCGCCACATTCAAGGCCGCTCAGGTTGCGTCTGCGGCGTCTAGTGTAAGTGGACTTTCTGGATTGCAGCGCATGGCTGCTTTCTTGACCAACCCGTATACTGTAGCTCTCGCTGTTGCGGTTGCTGGTCTTGTTATCTTCTCCGATCAGCTTGAAAAGCTTAAGGCAACGAGCGCTCAGGTTCAGAACGTTCTTGCTACGGGCAAAAACTTCACAGATGTCTCGAAGGTTCTTACTCAGGGTGGTGCTGGAGGTAACCTCTTTGCGCTGGCCGCTGGTGCCAATCTTGAGGCTGCGTTTAAGGACTTTAAGGGCTCTATCCAGAAGCAGACCCAGTTGCTTGGTGGAAATCTTTGGGATCAGATCATTGCCGGGTTCAGTCAGGGTAGCCTCCAGAAGGCGCAGACTCAGCAGATTTTCGCAGACAAGCTTAAGGATGTAGGTACACAGCTTGCCACTCTTGCTAGGTCTGATCTACCTTCTGCTCAGAATGGATTTACTCAGCTTGCGCTTAAGACAGACGGCACGCGAGCAAGCCTGCTTACCCTGCTTCGTGGAACAAGTGACTATAAGGATGAACTTACTCGTCAGCTTACGGTTGCGCGTGTAGCGGTAAACGATACAAATCTTCTTAAGCTCGCCATTGGTGGTAGTGGTGATGGGGCGCTCAAGACAGCGGGACAATACAAGGTTCTTTCTGACGAAATGAAGCGCCAGCGTGACTTCAAGAACGATCTGAATCAGGTTGTTAGTGGGCAGAGTGATGCTAATGCTAAGGACCCGCAGAAGGCTATCGACGCCGTGGGTGCCGCGTATCGCAAGTCTATTGCGCCGCTAACTGATTTCAACACTATTGTTCAGCAGGTTCAGGCTAGCTTGAGCGCAGCGGCGGATCAGCAGTCTAAGCTTTCAGGTGTCGATTCGAAGAATATTTATGATGGTGTTTCTGTTAGTCTTGGTCAGTTCACTGCGCAACTTGAAACTAATAACTCTGCTCAGGAAACATGGTTCCGCAATATTATTAGTATTTCGGCTCGCTATGGGCAAGATGCTGCTAACGTCTTTATTCAGGCTGGATACTCGGCAACAAATGCCTCTATTCTTCAGCAGCTTACCAATGCAACTCCGGCGCAGGCGGACGCGTATATTGCCGCACAGCAGCGTGCTATGGAGCTTGCAGGGGCGGCCACTGGAGAAGCTTTGATCGCTTCAGGTAACCTAGTAACTTCAAGTGGTGCGGCCATTGGTAAGGAAACTGCTGCCAAGATGGGGCAGATGCTTTTGGAGGGCTTCAGTCCTTCGGATATCATGCAGCGATTCAACCTTGGCTTTGGTCAGAATCCAGCCACCCCTGTAGTTAACCCGGCTCCTGCTAAAACAACAATGGATAACCTGATTTGGGATATGAGCCACGTAACTCCACCCAATATCACGCCGGGATTCTCTGGCGATTCTGCACGAGGAAAAATGCAGAACTTGATCTGGGACATGAACCACGCTCCTGCTCCGGTTACCACTCCGCAGGCTAACACTGATCCCGCTAAGAGTAAAATCTACCAGCTAGTACAGCTACCGTATCCAGCAGTACAGATTCAGGTTACTGCTAATATGTCGGCGTTCCAGCGTGGTATTGCCAATGCTCAGGCTCAGGCAAATGCTTTCGCAGCGGGCAAGGTCTATGGCGGTGGAGCTACGGGTGGTTACTTCAACGGAACATCCTTTAGGGGTTATGGTGGCGGTGGATTCACTGGTCCGGGTACGAAGTATCAGGTTGCCGGTGTAGTCCACGCTGGGGAGTTTGTCTTCCCGCAGGAGTCCGTCAGGCGTCTCGGATTGAGTACTCTTTTCGCCCTTATGCATAACACTGCTGGAGCTCGAAGCGCACCGCGTATGGGGTACGCCGATGGCGGTATGGTCAGCGGCGGCAATTTCAGTGCAATCGACGCTCAGAGCTTGCAGGCTATCATGGCCCTCGCCAATAGGCCCATCTATCTTTACACGACTGATAGAGTTATTGCTGAGACCGCAGCGCGCGGTAATACTGAGATTGCTTATGGAGGACAGAACTAATGGCCACTGGCGATCCAACGATCTATTTCGGAAACATTCGCAAGGCAGGTTTCGTTCTTGCGCCCGGTGCTGGACTCAACGCTGATTTTACCGGAGCCATCGATGGTATGCAGTTCAGTAGTGGTGGAGCATTCGACAACCCTTCCGCCGCCGTGCATCGTAAGTTCGGTTGGAGTTGGAAGACTAAGCAGATCGAAGACCTTCAGTTCCTTTTCAACTACCGTCAGGGGCTCTACGGCACGGGGCTCCTGTACTGGATCGACCCCTATGCTTCGTACTACAACGCGCTTCCTCCGCACTGGGCAGCGCCGTTCCTGAGCGCTTCTGGTTGGCCTTCTCATATTGGTGCAGGTAACATTCCTGACATCGTTGCTGCTACAAGCCTTCTGAACAACCAGCCTATCTACTCGGCTAAGTACACACTCTCTACTCCGATTAACACGGTTCCAGATAGGGCGTTGGTTCTCCTGATCCCACCGACTATGCAGATCAACATCGGATTCAGCTTCTCTGTAGTCAATGGTGCTGTGATTCGTATCCAGCCGATCAATATCGATGGAACGCTTGCGGCTACTCAGGACTTCACGGCTCTTTCTGCTTCCGGTACAACCCGCATGAACAAATCTTTCAGTGGGGCAACGTACAGTGCCATCAAGATCTACCTAACGTCCACCGTCTCTGGTACCTCATACGTTACAATGGAT